CTCGCTCGTCGTCAACGTTATGTTCGAGCTTACCGACCTTCGCGTCCTTATTGGCGGTGACTCGATTGTCCAGATGCCGAATCGCGACAACGTGGTCCGCCCACTCGCAGAACTCGAATCGCACCGATGCCGTGAGGTTGGACGCGGCGTAGTGGTTCAACTTGGGACCATCTTGGATGAAATCGAGACCTTCAGCGTTCGCGACCTTAGTCGGCATACTCTGACACAGCAGGATCACGTTCTTACCGCGTCGCACCAAGGCGTCGAAGTCCATCAACAGCAAACGCATGGTCTCCAGCATGTGAGAGTGTCCCTTCCCCCAGCCGTACTGCTCGATGCTGGACATCGTAGATCCGTCACGCTTGACGTTCGCAAACATCCACGGAAGAGCGAGATCGATCTCGACACGCGTGAGCGTATCGACGATCACCGACTCGAACGAGTCGAACAACTCCGAGGTCTGAAGTACCGCTCGAAGCTCGTCGAACGTCTCTATGCCGGGGATGTGCTGAGGTCGGCTACCGTCCGGCATCCTCAACTTGCGGGCTCCATCGTCCAGAGCGATGAACACCGGGTTCGGAGCCAGCATAGCGAGCGTAGTCTTCCCGATTCCGCTCTGCCCGTACATTATCACCTTCTCACCGTCAGCATCACCGCCCATCGGGGTCACGCTGAAGTTCTTCACGGTGCGGGGTTTATGAGATTTCCCGGCCGTAACGGGTGATACGGCTTTCGGTGCCGGCGGCGGTTTCGCTTTGTTGTTTTTCGGCGGAGGTGCTGGTTTAGCCATCGGTGCGTGTCCTTCATGATGTTGACGAGGGTGCCGATCAGAAAACAGATCGACCCCACTATGTAGAATAGGTTGGCCGTGTTGAACCGTTTCATCAGTCGTAGTGTCGGGGAGCAGGCCCATCGTTCTGCTGACTTGCTTCAATTGAAGCAACAGCAAGAGCTGCTACCTGCACCATCGCAGCCTCGAATTCCGCCCGTCCTTCGCTGCTACAACGACTCGGAGCTGAGCGACTATCCCCAGACGCACGGGCTAGGTATCGCGTGATAAATGCGACCCAATCGTTGACAGTGTTGCGACTGTCGAAACTATCGCCCCACAGCTTAGTCTGTCGCTCACGCTCTAAGTCGATGAGGTGCAGTATATCTGATCTAGATGTGGTCATCGTGATTCTCCTGTAGTAGTAGTTTCCGTGAATATGCGTTTGAATCCCGGCGGCGTCTTGCCGTCAGAGACATCCGCCTGTTGCCAACAGACGTCGATGTATGAACACCGGAACGTTGCATCACATTGTTGTTCGTTCTGGAAGATGTGCTGGCTCTCCACCACGGTTCGCATCATGCGGTAGATCGCGTAGAACTGTCGTCGAGAGTCTGTTCGCTCTCGATCGGTGCGTGCGATCTCACGCCGCTGGAAGTAGAACTCGGGTCGTTCGCAGATATCCTTCAGCAGTCGTGCTCCGAACATCGGCGGAACCTCGGAAACAGCGAACCCTTTCTTTCCGGGCTTAATCTCGCAATCCCATCCGTCCACGGTAACGCTTTCTACCTTATCTTCGGGCTGATGCACGGACACCGTGAACTGAGTTCCGCAGTACTCGCCGGTTTCTATCAGTGCAGCAGTATCGGCTTGCGTGAGCATCTTCGGTTCCAGCTTAGGCCGATGCCACACATCGTACAGGCAGCCACGCACCGGAGTACGCGGTCCGTACACGTCGTCGATAATGCCAGCTTGTACCATATCGCAGAGAGCGAGATCGTAGAACGACACCTGCGTGTCGAGCTTCAGCTTAGACCAGTATGCGGAGTCCGGATCAATCGACTGCGACGTAGACTTACGCTCGAACTGCATCACGCCATCGTTGTGCTCGACTACACGATCGATCTTACCAACCCGGATCACCTCGTTCGGCGGGCACGGCATCCCGGTAGCAGGGTGGTGGAGCGGCAAGTCGAACTTCAGCTCGGTGGCGATGGTCGCGAACTGATCGGTGCCCCAATACCAGCAGTACGCGGCGAACGCTGCCGCCAGAATCTCCCGCTCTGTCGCCCATTCTGTCTTCGACTTGTTAGCCGGAACCTGCTCGTACATCTCGTTGAGCCACTCGATAGCAACATCGAAAGCAGCATCATGCTCCCGTCCGGCCGAGCGAGCGTTCTCGTACTGCTCATGGAGCCCGTGCCAGTTCGTTCCCTGTCGCTGTGCTACCGTGTCGTCCTTCTTGCGTAAACCCTCGACGTACCCGAGGAACCACCGGTACGGACACGCCTTGAACGCAGAGATCGCTGAAGCCGATAAGTGCCATTGTCGTTCGCTCATAGTATCCTCCAGTGTAGCATGGGATCGCAGGTTGTCAAGCTAAATTTCCGGACCTGTACGCTTTCGGCGTCCAGGTCGGCCGCCGAACACCATCAACCACGCCTGATCGCTGTTAGGACCGTATTTATCGACCGTAGCCCTGATACCTCCGATGGTTTGCTGCCGGAGGAACTCGGCCACCAGCACCGCCTCACACCGATCCAACAGGATGCCGCCTCGTGGTCCGCGGATTAGCTGTTTATACGCCGGAAACAGCGTATCGTACAACTTCACCGCCATGTCGCGAGCATCCCGCCACCGCTCTGTCGTGTTTCCTTTTCCGGGGAGACTGAGCCGATGCTTCCACTTAGCCGGATCGACTCGCTCCCAGTCTACACCGAGAGCGATCAGAGCCATCTCCACGTACCCCAGCCCGAGCCCGAAGTTCCGGGATCGCTGGGCTCCTTCACCTGGTCGAGTTTGCGGCCACTCGACACCGACGCGAATACCCGGCACACAACGGCTCCGCAGTAATCGGAGCAACGCCGACGGGTTGTACCCGCCCGTTGCCTTGCTGCTGCATGTCGGTAGATCGTCGATACCGAGCACTTGCATATCCTCGGAGATTAATCCGATTGCCCCGTGCGTTCCTGGATCTATTCCGCCGTACAACTGCATCACTGTATCCGAGTTATGCGTGTTTCGATTCGAGCAATCTGATAGACATCGATCTGAAACAATTTGCCGTTTGCCGTGAAAGCTCGGTACATGCCGGTCAACTTCTGTTTCCCCAGTTCCACCAGCCACTCGGCCGGAGTCATCGGACTATCCGATGTCTCAGGGCCTTCTTTGGTACGCGGAACTTCCACGTCTTCCCACAATCCATCCACACGCTGCATCTGTCCTAGTACGATGTATTCTTCCAACTGATATTGTTCTTTTCCAGACATTACATTATTCCTATTCCCACCACCGATATGCAATGCTCCAATCATCGGCAATCTGCTCGAACCAGGGTTCCGCCATCACGTCCGGTCCGCAAGCATCGGCGTACCCATACAAACAGTATGCGAGCGTGCTTGCATCACCGTCGTCTAGTTCACCGAGTATTTCCATGCAGCTTTCCTCTATCACGGCACACACGTCGATGTCGGCGTCAGCGAACTGTGTGCCTGTAAGGTACGCCTCACACTGCGAAGCCGACCAGTGCGGAAACGTATCACGAACTTTCTTGAACGTTAGTTTACTTGACATAACACTTCGACACCTTTCCCTCGGCTCCGAGAGGGCAGTCCGGTGCCCAATCCGGTGGGGTGCTCAACGCGGCATTCATCCTCGGGAGAACCGTCTTACCTTGTCCTTCGTCTACTACACCAACCAATTCATCGTGGACTGTTAGGGGAATCGGACACCCTTCATCCTCCATCTTCAGCAGAGCTTCGGCCAGGATATCGCGGCTCATCGCCTGCACCACGTTCTCGGTAAGATGACCACCCCACAGGCGTACTCGCTTGCGTTCGATGTGGTTCACGATACTGATCTCGCGATTCCACCCGATGCCGGTCACTCTAGGATCGTGATACCGCAGCTTGCGAGTGTTGGGCAGTTCTATCACCACTACCGAATCGCTCTCACGATAGAACCGAAGACCGCGAGACATCCTGCTCTCTTGTCCCCACTTCACGGCCATTGCGAAGTGTTTCTCTATGTCGTTCCAGAACTCCGTGATCTGCGGAACCGATTCGCGATACGTTCGGATCAAGGTACGAGCTTCAGGCTCGGTTAATTCGACCCTGTACGTACTGCTAGCGAACGACATACACTGACACCAACCCATACCATACCCACCGCCGAGCACCTGTACTTTCCCCATGTTCCTCATGCGAACGAGGAACTTCTTCAGTTCCGGAGGGTCGGTATCCCGTGCCTTGCGTAACCTCTGCCCTACCATCCTCCCGGCATACACACAGTATATCTCCACCCCCTTGGCAAACATATCACAGAGATCCTGCTGTCCAGCTACCCACGCCAGCACACGAGCCTCGATCTGAGACGCGTCGCTTATCACCAGCTCCTTTCCTTCCGGAGCTATGAGGATGTTTCTCACGCTGTTTATCAGATCGTCCGGGTTGCGACTCGGCAGGTTGTGTAGGTTGATCTTCTCTCCGCCGGACCATCTTCCCGTATTATGTGATACAAAAATGTGATCTTCATACCGACAGAGGAAATAGCCGGTTTTAGTAGTCGGACAGTACACCGTAGAAATCGGATCTTCAAACGTCCAATGTCGTGGTCGTATGTGGGCCGTGTTGCATCGACTGATGTACACACGCCACGAATCACGCCAACCCGAATCACGACGCGATCGTATGCAAATGCTAGCAGCATAGCCAGACACATTAGCGTGGATCTGCACCCACTCAGCCGAAGCACGGTCACACGAAGTATATTCCAGGCCACGTCCGTTGTAGTTTCCGTCCCAGTGCGGCACCTCGCGTGTAACCGTGCCGCTGTCGAGCAAGAACCCCCAATCGGCCAGTGATTTACGTCCGTAGGGCAACCAATCTGGGATATGTCGATGTCGTACTATGATCCGATACGTACCATCAGCATCGATGCGTACGTCGTGCAACAGGTGAAGACGGCGTAGTATTACAACGATCCTGCGTACTTTACGCATCTTCCGAACATGAAAACGAAGTTTTCGTCCGGCGTGTTTTCGGCACCAATGGCCGTCGGCTTGGATGGCAACTACGAGCCTAGTTCGCCACACGTCTGCTCGATCTGTACGACGTCCACCAAGCGGAAATTTGGAGATGTGCGGTCGATCGCCCGCTTGTACCACGGAAAAATTGGCCCGACTCGTCCACCCCGGAAGTTGATGCCCCGCAGTAAACAAGCCACAAACACGACCGGCCGTCAGTCGCACCATTGGTTCATTATTGGCAAATTTATTCGGCGTGGCTGCGTGAAAGGCTACCGAACCGTCGGGTTTCCATTGCATAATATCACCACCGGTCCACACGTCTAGCCGCTGCCATCCAGTTTTCGTTAGCACTTCGGCGTTCCCCGGCAAACAGTGTGCTCCATGGTACTTCAGCGGCACCGGCAGCAGACCGCCGGCCGCCCTACACTGATCCATGATCCGGCAAACGCGGTTCGCGTGGTTCCGCCATGCTGTCAACGCGTTCTTAGCCTGAACCAAACCGCGGATCGTAGGATCCGGATGCTGCTCGAACCGCTCCCGCTGCGGATCATCCTTCGCCAGAGCGAGGATGTATGTACCGCTGGCGTTCACCTTCAGCGGAACCGTTTCCTTGATCGCTGAGCAGGCTTCTCGGAACAGCTTCTCGAACGACATCCTTCCAGATATCTCCGCTCGGGTGTGCCCGGTCGCGGCGATCAGCTCATCGATCCTTCCCTCCATCTTCTTGACCAGATCGGTCCCCAGCTCGTAGTCTACCGCCAGCTTCGGGGTAGTAAGCTGGTTCATGGTATGCTGCATCACCCGCAGTTCCATTTCCGGGCGACTTAGCAGAGGCATAAATACCTGGAACAGATCCCATTCGCGGGCTACATCGTTGCAGCAGTAGTCCGCTATCTTCTCTTCTCTAGTCTCCGTGATCCGGGGACGCAGCGAGGGCGGAGTATTGCTCCTACGCTGCTTAGCGGTACGAGGTACGAGCCGGGTCCGATGAGTCCATCCGGTGAACTCCTTCGTATCCCCCTTCGGTGGCAGTCTGTGTCGCTTGCAGAGAGCATCGAGGTCGTTGTTCTGTCGAGCATCGAAGTGTCTAGCGAGACCCAGTATATCCACCACGTACCTCGGCTTGATCCCATACCGGAACGCGAGCACGGTACACTCGAACCCGGCGTTCTGTGCTACCAACGTACACCGATCCAGATCGTTACCATACTCTCGCTTCAAGTATAGTAGTATCTGATCTACTGCGTTCCCGCCCCGCCAGTACGGATCACACTCTTGGTACGGTTGCGTCTGTTCGTGAACCCCGACACCGAGCGTCTCGAACCGCTCGTCCATCACGTACTCGATGGTGGACATCTTCCGCATCGAGTACTCGGTGTCAAAGTACGTCTCGAAGTCTAGCACCACGACGTCGGTCGGGTACCCGCACTTCTTCAGGATGGTGTACCACTCAGGCATCATGCGAAGAGGGGATTGCCGTAGAGCTTTGTACCCTGACGTATCAAGCGAATCACATCGCGAGCATCGTCGAGGGCTCGGTGTGTGGGTGAATAGTTCGTGTACCCGGCCCGCGTCATACACGCGGTCATATCCGGCGGTACATCATCGACAGTCCAATCAATGAAGTACATCGCCGGATCCAGCACGCGATGATGAATCGGCCAATCCGGTCCCGGAAGCCGGCGGATAAATCGGAGATCGAAACCGTTGACGTTCTTTCCGGCGACCACGAGCGGATTCTCGTCGGTTCCGATGTTGTGTTTCCTCAGCCACCCAGCAACCGCCACCCGAACATGAGACTTGTATAGTCCGCCGTGTTCGTGGATGTGCTGGATCAACCCGGCGTTCATCTTCAGAGCTACAGGGTGGGCGATGATCGGATCATGTTGAATGCGTATTACGGCGTGAGGCAGCCGATCTATTGGACGCGTGTACTGCTCGGTATCCTCGATAACCATAGCAAGTTCAAGGATCTGGTGAACGTCCGGATCTAATCCGGTGGTCTCTATGTCGATGCTGACGTATCTCATGGTTTACTCCCGGTATCGTTTCTCGTTCGGGAACCTTCGGATCAGGGCACGGCGTACGTTTACCCAAGGGTAGCAAATGTGTTGATCGAACGGAACGTTCGTCTGCATCCACGCAAACACCTCCTCCAGTGCCCCGAGTTCTGTAATATGCTGATGCTCCCCGGTTCGCTCGTAGAACTCCGGGTTCAGGAAGTCGGCGAGGTACGGGTTGTTCTCGTCAACGTCGTTGTCCGATTCTGTGCTCCATCGTTTAGAAGGCTGGTGTTCCGGCGGGGCGAGATCCGTCCGTTTGAAAGTCGGGGGTAGATCCGGAGCAGTTCGCTTGAAGGGTGGGGGCGGCGGGGCGGAGCGAGCGACCGACCTCTGTCTCTGGGTCTCGCCGGTGTACTCCTTCTCCGCCCACACACCCCATGATTCCTGTGCTGTTTTCTTCGAGAAGAACACGTTCTCGGAGTCGATCGCAGGATCCAGCGACCAACCCGTCTTGTCGTCCTTCATCAACTTCGCAATGATCTTCTTCTGACCCCTGCCGTAGCTCAGCTCGTAGATACCGGCCTCGATCTTCCTCGCTCGTACCTTGTACGTCGTACTCATGGTTGGTGTTCCCGGTTTCTTCATCGCGTTGCCGAGGTGGACTAGGGAAGTATGGTAGGATCCATCGTACTTACGTACCTCGTAATTCTCAGCATCCGCTGCGAAAGTCTTGATGTCCTGTTCCGCCTCCGACTTCGTGCAGTATGTATCGACGAACCATTCGTTCGGATCATTCGCTCCATGTTTAGGAGCGTAGTGCCCGACCCAAGTTTTCTCCGCAGTGACCCAGACCCCGTACATCAGCAGTTGAACTCCTGATCGTTATGACGAATGGCGTGGGCAATCGCGAACTGAGACCGCTCGGAAAGTTTCGGAGCGTACGCCTTGAATATTGAACTGTCTCTATAGATTCGCGGCACTCTAGAAAGTGCGTGTGACCACTGCCATATTGCACGAGCTAGTTGACGTTGGGGTGCTCCGGGAAACAATTTACGAATGTAGAAGAGGGCGACCCACTCCTCGACAGTCCAGGGATGTTGCATCATTCTAATCCTTCAGGTTGGAAGAGTGTAGTATGCCACGAGACCACAGAAAGTCAAGTGGAAAATCTGAGAATCATCGTTCCCCCATCCGCAACGCCAGGGGTCCGATAAGAAATGCTCGCCCCCGGACGTGTCGTTTCTTCGTACGTCGTCGCACCTGCACAGTGTGCGGGAACATCTCACCCAGTAGCACCCCGAAGTGTCGTATATCCAGCAAATTCGGACGAGGATCTCCGGGTAGCGGCTGAGGACCGTCGAAGTGATACCGTTTATACACTGCGTACAGCGTCTCCGTCGGCACCCAATCACGAACGCTACGAGATTCCGCGTACTCACGAAGGGCTTCGCGAACGACGCCCTCCTCCGGGGTCAGCAGAGAACCGGGTTCCGGAGATGATCTAAACTGAGTCACGTAACACCTGCATCCAATCTTTCACCGTATCACGCACGAACTTCGGGTGCATCGTCGTCGTTCCCCTGCTCGTTCGGAACCGCGACGTCGTGCGGATCTTCCACCCTGACGGGCTGATGGGTATTCTGCTCGATCTCCTCGGCGAGCAACTGCACGTCCGTCGGGTCCAGGTCGGTGAACATATCGATAACGAACACTTTCTCTACGAACCCATCCCTATCATACCGCATCCGGTACTTCGCGTTGCGAATACCTACCGCCCCACAAATCGTGGTGGTCGCACGCATGGCGAAGCGAAAGTTTGCGTCGCTGGCGTCGGCCGACAGGGTATCGCCATGTACGTCGATCTGATCTCCGATAACGAATCTTACGTGTCTTTCCTGCATTGTGGTTTCTCCGTTGAAACGGCATACAGTTTTCCACCGCACGGGCACGGCCATTCCGTGCCGTGGGTTTCCAACCATACGCGAGTTGTTCTTACTATGCAACCGCAGTCCGGACACTCCATCTTCAGCATCCGGGTGGTCTGCGTTCTGGGTTGTTCGTTGGCGGTTAGTGGAGCGTGAGGGTATCTCCCGAGCCCGTCCGACTCCTGTATCCACCTGCGGATAACCTGAGCGAGATCAGATCCGGCAGAAGTGGCCGTCCAGGGTCGTTCCAGCCCCACCGCCTTAGCACACTCGATGAATCTACCCTTGTGCCCGCATTCGACACCGACGACGGCATGAACAAGCTCGTGTACCAGGACAGGTAGCACGTCGTGAGCTTGAGCGATCAGCGGACTGATAAACATCTCGATCGTACCGTCCTCGCTACTCTTCAGCGACCAGCACTCACCGATCCGTCTCTTCTTCGTAGCGAGAGCGGAACGACTCGGCCACCCACAGGTACATCGCACCTTCTCCGGGATCGTGTAACCCCGCTCGGCGAAGTATTCGCGACAGAGAACGATGGCGTACTCCAACCACGCTTCTCGCCACCGTCGCCGGTCTTCGCTCTGATGGGTGTTGTTGCTCACGCGTTCTGCCCTCACTCCGAGTGCGTCGCCACGCATGGAGCCCTGTAGATAGCCCACGTCAGCCGGGCACGGGCGAACCGTTGAGCTTGCGTCGCATCGACGGCGTATGTAGTAATCCGCTTCAGCCGTCGGATCCAAGTACACGACACACGGTCGTACGCAGAGGTATCGAAGATCACGGCGAACTTACGCGGTTCCTGTTCTATCAGTCTTACAGTTCTCACAGCATCACCTCACGATTCTCGAAACGGCTAGCGGGGAGTCTCTCCCCGCCAACCGTAGGAAGAAGAGGAACACGAACCTTGCCGGTATCACCGGCTTGCAATCTGTAGTGTATCGCGGAATCGACGACGGTCAAGCGGATTCTGAATTTTCCTTCGGTTGACCCACGCACATCGCCTTTCGGACCGTGATCTCCTTGGTTCATGTCGGGCACTCTGGTTGCATCTTGACGCGAGACAGAGATACCCATCTCTGTCCGCTGCCGTTGATGGGTGTGACTAGGAGGTCAACGCGTCCGAATGCGAAACGAACATCCAAGACCCGGACGCGGACGAGCCATCCCGACCCTTCATCCAGGGAACCAGTACGATCGATGATATTCGACATTTCTCGGGTCATGGTCGTGCTATCCCTTCTTCGGATACGGCCAAACGTAATCAGCATCCAAGATTGGCCAAGAGTAGTATGTAGGATTCTTATAAGCAAGCATCGAACGATGCGACTGATGAAAGCTGTCGATGCCCAACCACGCGGGGGTCTCCGTGTTGCGGTTATCTATGGCGATGGCAATCTGCTCGCGAAAATACGGCCGTAGAGTGTCTAGAAACCCTCGCCTAATCCATTCATCACACATATATAGACCGTACAATGCCAAGAACATGTCGCAGCCCCGCCACATCCGCACCGCCGGGTGGTTCGCCCAAGCGTTCGGATCCTTCCAATGTTTCGTGTCGCCGGTCAAGACCATGAGAATCTGCTTCGCCTCGACACGTTGTTTGCCGAGTCGCTTGTCATCGAGAGCCTTGGCTGATTGGGGGAAGGACGGATATGGTAAGAATGTCTGCATGTTACAGCCTCTTTTCCTCTATACCTATCAACTATACATCATACTCTGTATTTGTCAAGTCTAAACCCACCCCAACCAGTAGAGGTAGGGATGAGGAAGAGAGAGAGAGAGAGAGAGAGAGAGAGAGAGAGAGAGAGAGAGAGAGATCTGTCAGACTT